GTTCTTGGAGATATACAAAGATTATCAGAAGAGGATGTCTAGAGGTTGGTTTGCTGATACTACAAGTTTGTCCATGATGACTGCGTGGAAGTCTTTGTGTATGTCGAAGGGGCTTGGGTGGTTTCGGCTGAAGCAAGCGAAGATGGTGTGGGCGCCGAATACTGTAGAGCATTATTTCTCGATAATTTCTGAGTATAGGCCACTTACTTACTCGAAAGATCCTATGATTATATTTCCGGAGAGAAGCCTGCTAAAAAACTATTTGCTTCATCAGCAACCTGGTGTTATAGAGAGTAATATCAATAAGATTCCTTCGATAGCGGCGTTTGGGTTTGCGTTGGAAGCTCTTGGGGGAGAGGTAGCTGGGAGCAGGACTGTCAGGGGCACTTCTTCCGTGGGTTGGACGTAGATTCAGTCAGGGGCGGTTATGGGTGGTGCGCTGAAGGTAATTGGAAGCATGAAGGATTGTGAAGCCAGGATGGATGCCGAGACTTTGGCTCGTGCCGACAGTATTCGTGGAGATCCGAAGAGGATGAAGGCGGCAGAGAAGGCCGCGAAGGCAATGCTTGGTGACATTCAGGAACGTGCTCAAATCTTGAAGAGGGTGACTGGTTTGTCCTCGAAGAAGAGGTGAGTAGGGCAGGAGTGAATCGGATGCCTTTCGGTGTTCCGGTAGAAGTCGTTCCAGCCTCAGTACTCATACAAAGAGCAGAGGAAGAGAGGGCGCGTGTAGTTGAAGAGAAGGCTCGTGCTATGGAGCTTGTGTCCAGTGCTTTGTCTTCTCATATTAAGAAATGTTTTCAGGCTTCGTGGCAGGCAAAGCAATCCAGCATTAGTGATCGACTAATGGATTGTCTGCGGCAGCGAGAGGGTGAGTACACATCCGAGAAACTCACTGAGATACGGAATCAGGGTGGTTCCGATATTTTTGTTATGCTTACCTCTGTTAAGTGCCGAGCGGCTGAAGCTTGGGTTCGCGAGGTGCTTTTGCCTGCCGGCGAGAAACCGTGGGGGATTGAGCCGACTCCGATTCCAGATCTTGACCCTTCCGTTAAGTTTAACATTTCCAGGCAAATCATAGAAGAGCAGCAGGTTGCCGTGAATCGTGGGTTTGCTCCGATGTCCGAGTCCGAGATGGATCGGAGGGCGGAGGAGATTGAGAGCGAGATCATGGCGAAGGTTTGCGATGCTGCGAAGAAGCGTGCGGAGGGGATGGAGATGCGGATTGCGGACGAGTTGGAGGAGGGTGGTTTCCGTGAGTCCCTGGATCATTTCATCTCTGATTTTGTGACGTTTCCGACTGCGTTCTTAAAGGGACCTGTTGACCGGAACACGAAGAAGTTGGAGTGGCGGGATGGGGTTCCGGTGGTTGTTCCGAAGGTCCACATGGAGTTTGATTGGGTTTCCCCGTTCGATATTTATCCGTCTCCGTCTTCGAGGGATTTGCAGGGTGGGTATGTGATCGAGAGGATCAGACTCACCCGTGCTGCTTTGAACAAGCTTATAGGGGTTCCTGGGTATAACGACGAGAACATTCGGAAGGTATTGTCTTTGTATGGGGACACTGGCCTTACGAACTGGATGATAACGGACCAGGAGAGGGCGGAGTTGGAGGGGCGTGACCAGGAGAGGCTTGACCCGGAGGGGACCATAGAGGTTTTGGAGTTTTGGGGGAGTGTTCCTGGGAGGTGGTTGAGTGACTGGGGGATGAATGACCAGAGGATTGATGACCTGGACAGGGACTACGAGATCACGGCCCTCCTGGTGGAAGATTTTGTAATCCGTGCGGTTCTCAACCCGCATCCTCTTGGTCATCGGCCTTACTATTATGCGAGTTTCGAGCGAGTGAACGGGAGTGTATGGGGAAAGGCACTCCCGGAGTTGATGAAGGATATCCAGGGAGTGTGTAATGCCTGCGCGAGAGCTATGGTGAACAATATGGCTATAGCCAGCGGTCCACAGGTTGAGGTCAATATTGACCGGTTGCCGGCTGGGGAAGACATTACGCAGCTTAGTCCGTGGAAGATTCATCAGACAACGAGCGACCCGATTGGCGGAAGGATGGGTCCGGCGATTCAGTTCTACCAACCGAATGCTATGACGGACCAGCTTCTGAAGTTGTTTGATTATTTCTACAATATGGCGAGCGAAGTAACCGGGATTCCTCCGTATGCGTATGGGTCTGGAAGCAGTGGCGGGTCCGCCAGCACGGCCAGTGGACTGTCGATGCTGATGAATGCGTCTTCCAGGGTGATGCGCAGGATTGTGGGTAACATTGATGTTGGTGTGATTGTACCGGCGATACGGAGCTTGTATTCGTGGCTAATGCTGTATGCAGAGGACAGTTCGATCAAGGGGGATGTGGATATCCGGGCAAGGGCCAGCGACTACTTGCTTGTGATCGAGCAACTTCAGATGCGCAGGAATGAGTTCTTGCAGCTTGCGCTTCAGCCTGCGATTGCGAATATCATTGGGGAGCAGGGTCTGACGGAGCTTTTGAGGGAGATCATTCGTTCGCTGAAGATGCCGTCGGATTCAATTTTGCCGAGTCAAAGAGAGATGGACGATAAGCGGAGGGAGCAGGAAGCCATGGCGCAGCAGGCTATGGCGATGCAGGCACAGCAAGGCAATCCTGCCCCATTCTCGATTCAGAAGGAGTTGGACGTTAGCGGACAACCTCCTTCCGGTATGGATTACAGGATGTTTGACCAGATGAGGACCGGATAGGTGGGAGTGTTGATCCAGGAACTTGGGATTGAGGAATGTAGGGCACTCAGTCGTCTTTCTGGCGATGAGGATTTCCAGGTATTTCTGGAGTTTTTACGGAAGTCTCTTGCGAAGATGGACAAGGAGAGCAGGAGAAGTTCCGGGGACCACACTCTCCGGTTGCAGGGGTCAAGGTTGACGTTGGAATGGATTATCGAGAGCTCCGGGTCCGCCGGAGACATCTTGAGACGGTTATATAAGCAGTGATTTGGTTTGCTTCTCTGGTGAACACCGTAATGGCTCATTGGGGGAGATAAGCGAACACCCGATAGGGCTCGCGAATGAAACGTGAAGGGGCGAACACCCGATAGGGCTCGCCAGGGGGGGAATGCATGGGAATACCCACACAGATCCAGCAGCAAGTTGAGGAAGCCGACAGAATCATGAGGGAGATTGGATTGAATACCGGGGAACCGGCTCAGGAAGCTCCTGTGAGTGAGGAAGTATCGGCACCTCCATCTGCGGAGGATCACGAGGCGGAATCCATTCAGGAAGAAGTCGCGGCTCAGACCGACTCAGGGGTGACGGGAACGGAGGAAAGCATTGGTCAGGTGGATGCGGGTGGAGTTTCTGGTATCCCGGAAGAAACCTGGCAGCAGAAGTACATTGTGTTGCAGGGGAAATACCAGGCAGAAGTTCCTCGGTTGTACGACACGATCCGGGAACTGAAGTCCAGGATGACTGCTTTGGAGTCTGCTCCGACTGTTCAGCAGGAGCAGCAACCGGCACAGAGTGCTTCTAGGGTTGATGCGGTCCCCGTTTCTGATCCTGTGAGGCCTGCGGGCTTGATGGCGACGGAACTGGATGCCTCGAAGTACGATGACTTTGGGGAAGAGATTGGTGGGATGGCAAGGAACCAGTCCATGATTGTAAAGGATTTGGTTGCTCAACAGGTTGAGTTGCAGGCTTTGAGGAAGGAGATATCCGATCTCAAGGGGAGCACGCAGTCGGTTGTCCAGACTCACAGGGAGACTCAGAGCCAGAGATTTTATTCGTACTTGGATGCGAACGTCCCGGGTTGGGAGGCAACGAGGGACAATCCGGTATTTGACCAATGGTTGAATACGAGGGATGTCATTTCTGGATTGTCGTTTGGTCAGTGTCTCAGCGAGGCATTAAAGAGCAGTGATCCGGTTCGGGTTGCTGGGATCTTCAAGATGTACCAGCAGAGCACGGAGCAGCAAAACCCTAAGCAATCTGTTCCTCAGCCTACGCAGCAGGTCGGAAAGCCTCCTGCGGTTGGTCAACCGGTATCGGTTCCTGGGCGAAACATTGCTCCGGACAGGAATCAGACAGGGTTTTCGCCGTCAACTTCCGGGCAGTCCCAAGTGTCGCATTCGGAATACCGGGATGCTGGTACGAGAAGGGCATTGGGGCACATCACCGAGGATGAGTTCAAGCGGATAGAGTCGGCATATCTTGCGTCTCTTTCCGGTGGCAAGAGAGCGGCTTAGTTCATAACGCGAATCGAACTGAAACCATACATAGGATAGTTAGATGATCGCATTCCATTTTAGGAGATTCTTCGATGGGAGTAATGAATGTAGCGGGGCACCCGCAATATTCCGGAACGTTTATCCCGGAGCTTTGGTCTACGAAGATCCTGGTTAAGTTCTACGATGCCACGGTTCTTTCTTCTGTCTGCAACACTGAATATGAAGGCGAAATCAAGAAATTCGGTGACAAGATCCACATCCGACAGTTGCCCGATATCCAGATTCGCGAATACCAGAAGGGCATGAACCTTCAGATCCAGAGACCGGAAGCCCCAGTTGTAGACCTTGAGATCGATCACGGGCGGTACTTCAACTTCATCATCGATGACGTTGACAAATACCAGAGTGATATCAAGTTGATGGATCGTTGGTCCGCAGACGCCGCTATGAACAACTAGTCTTGGCGGCTTTAAACCGGGTCTGAATAACTGGAAGGTCTTTGGACTGACCAGAGGGAAGCGATAGATGCGTTCATTGAGTGACAAATACATTGCCGGTTTTCTGGATGCCGATGGTTCGATTGGGATTCAGAGGACTCTTTCCAAGCCACGTATGTGGTTGGAATTTCACCAGAAGGTGAGCAATGATGGAGTCATCGAACTCATCCATAAGGCTTTGGGTCGTGGGTCATTGCATGTCAGGGAGACCAGAACGAGGGGGAAGGTTTCTCGGTGTGCAAGGCTTGCGATCTCTGGACAGCAGGCGGTTGATACGCTGTGCAGGTTAAAGCCTTATCTCGTAACCAGGAGGGAGTTAGCCAATCGTCTCCTGCGTGAACTTGGGTTCGCCGAGAGGGTTGGAAGCGATTCCGTTCCTGTTCATCCCAGTAGGGCTTGGCTTGCTGGAAACTTTGACGGAGATGGTTGCTTGTATGCTGGGTATAGTGGAAAGAACAGTTCTTCCATTAAAGCCAGTATCGATTCAAACACCGATATGGTTGCAGGTTTAGAACTTGCGAAGAAGGCTTTCGGTGGGGTGATCGAGACGAGAGGGAGTGGGAAGCAGGTTCGATGGACACTGCATCTGGACGCTTCCAAGGCTATTCGATTCTTGTCATATTTTGCTGACCATCTTTTGGTAAAGAGAGAGCAGGCGCAGTTTGTTTTGGGATGTGCTCGAATGGGTCATTTCAGGGATGCAGAAAATATTGTCCCTGTCCTGAAGGTTATGAAAACGCACCCGCACAGACTGAGTGACCTGGCAACCGAGGTTGATGTTTCTGGATATCTATCGAGAGTGCGAGATTTGCAACCGTCCGATGGGCGAAGATATGTTCACGCGCATGGTCATAGGTGCTCCTGTTGTGGGAGTTACAAGTTGTATGCGCGTGGGATGTGCAATCCGTGTTGGCAGAAAGATAGATACCATTCTCGGTTGAAGCGACAGTCGGAACAGAATTAGTTCTGTTTTGGAGCAGATGAAGATCGCGATTGAGACGGACGTTTACGAGAACGTCTATGCGGACGCCGACTCTTCGAACAAGGGGGCTACCGCAGGCGCGAAGTCCGGTTCGTATGACATGGGATATACCGCGCACCCGGTTAAGTTGGACGAGGATTCGATTCTTGAATTCATCGTGGACTGCGGTTCGGTCCTGGACGAGCAGAATGTTCCCGGTTCCGGTCGGTGGATCATCCTTCCTCCGATGTACGTTGGTATGCTGAAGAAGTCCGACATCAAAGATGCCAGTGCCATGGGGGATTCTGTTTCCGTGATCCGGAACGGTCTGGTCGGTCGGATTGACCGTTTTGACGTGTATACCAGCAATCTCCTGTATTCGCTGACCGACACCACTCTTTGCTGGCACGTTCTTGCCGGCCATCCCAGTGCGCTTACGTTTGCGGCTCAGATGACGAACATGGAGAGTCTGCGTGCGGAGAGCACGTTCGGGAGTTTGGTGCGTGGGCTCAACGTGTACGGGTACAAGGTGGTTAAGCCCGAAGCGTTGGTTGATGCGTATGTAACCAAGGCATCTTCGTAACGGTTGACAGATTGCTTCTTACTCCCGCCAACCGTATCGCGGTTGGCGGGAGTAAAATAGGAGTTTGCTTATGTCCACGTATGATCTCACTGCTTCTCAGAGTTGCAGACTTATGTCTGGGAACAGGGTATATGTCGCGGAGATTGTTATGGATTTTTCCGTCCAGAACATGTCTGCGGCACAGACTGCGAAGTTGATGATTATCCCGGCCAAGACTCTTCTTCTTGAGGCTTCCTATGAGGTGAAGACCGAGGAGGGTGCTACCTTGACGGCTGATGTTGGGGACAGCTCCATTCAGACTCTCATTGCGGACAATATCGACTGCAATGATGACACTGTCCATGGCCAGGCTTCCCTGGGTGCTCCGAGGTACTACGCATCGGCTGATTACATCCAGTTGCTCTGCAATAACAACAGTGCGGATGCAGCGGTTCTGGTCGTTAAACTCTTGATGGTGGACATGTCTGATTCGAGAGACAGCTACTAGGATAATGGGGGCTTGGTATGTCAACCTATGATATTCGGTCGCTTCAGAGTATCAAGTACATGTGGGGCAACAAGATCTATGTTGCGGAGGCGGTATTGGATTTTTCCGAGCGCAACATGGCGTCGACAGAGACGGTAAAGCTCCTGACGATTCCCGCGAATACGCTGATCCTTGATGTGATCTACGAGGTAAAGACGGCTGAAGGTGCTGCACTAACCATTGATATTGGGGATAGTAGCAATCCAACACTGGTCGGCGACAATATCAACTGCAACAGTACTTCCACACATGACAATGCAGCGTTTGGGTCGCCGCAGTACTATTCTGCGGCAGACTACATTGAGGTTCTCTGCAATACGGCTGGTGCGAATACTGCCGTAGTCGTTGTAAAGATGGTGTGTGTGGACATGTCCGACGCTCGAAGCAGCTACTAAGGGGGATTGAATGGCTACTACCTATGATATTTCCAGCACTCAGTCCATCAAGTTTATGTCCGGGAACCGGCTCTACGTTGCTGAAACCGTTCTTGATTTCTCTGATAGGAATATGACCTCCACGGAGACGGTAAAGGTTGCGACGATTCCTGCGAAGACGCTTGTATTGGACGTTGTGTATCAGGTGAAGACGGCGGAAGGTGCGGCGCTTACCATCGACATCGGGGACGGAGGTTCCGCCACGAGATACGGGAATGATGTGAACTGCAACACCACTACGCACAGTCATACCGCGCTTGCTGCCCCGTATTACTACTCTGCGGAGGGGGAGTTGGACATCTTGTGCAATACGGCGGGTGCTGATGCTGCGGTGGTTGTGTTCAAGATGGTCTGTATCGATATGTCGGATTCCAAGGACAGCTACTAGGATTGATTGGGGAGGGATAGATGGCTACTACCTATGATATTTCCAGCACCCAGTCCATTCAGTTTATGTCCGGGAATAAGGTCTATGTTGCGGAGGCGGTATTGGATTTTTCCGAGCGCAACATGGCGTCGACAGAGACGGTAAAGCTCCTGACGATTCCCGCGAATACGCTTGTTTTGGACGTGGTGTACCAAGTTCTCACTGAGGAGGGGGCGACTCTCACGGTGGATCTTGGGGATACCGGGACTGCGGCTCTGTTTGCTACTGCGGTTGATTGCAACGATGACTCCGTTCATGCGAACACAGCCCTTGCGGCGCCGGTGTATTACGCTGCGGCGAATATGCTTGCGGCTACCTGTAACAACGATGGGGCGAACACGGCAAAGCTTCTGGTCAAGATAGCCTGTGTGGATGCATCCGATTCCAAGGACGATTACTAGCCTGACTCCGACTTCGCATGGATTGTATTCATGCGAAGTCGGTGGAGGGGCAGGTGAGCGATGAAGTATCTGATTCAATCCGGTTCGAATCACGTTTACATATGGACTCAGAGTCTGGCTAGACGCAAGGACATGAGCCCGTATGAGTATCCTGTTGATGCGATCCAAAATGTTCAGGTGGTTGAGCCTAGTTCCGATACGCTTGATATGTCTGTTGGGAAGTTGGTTCTGAAGTCAAAGCGGTCGGCGGTTGCGTCGAAGTTGGTAGAGGCTAAGAAGCCGATCAGGAAACCTGCGGCACGGAAGAAGAAGGTGGTGGAATAGCCAATGTCTACGGTCCAGGATATCTACGACGATATTCGGTACAGGGTGATTACGCCTCCAGGGCGACCTTTCGGGATGAACAATGTTGTCATTCCGCTAATCAATCAGATGATTAGGGAATTGGACACCATGGTGTATCTGGAGCAGTCTGACCTTGCGAAGACTGCATTGTCGGAGTCTGTTTCCCTCGGGGAGTCAGAGGTTGAGTTGCCGGATGATTTCGTTGGGATGGTCAGTGAACCGTGGGTGGATGGGAATACGTACCTCCTGAAGTATCTTCCGGATCGAGAGACTGCGCTTCGGTATGGTACGGATGAAGGGACGCCGGTCTACTACGAGGTGATTGGGAACACTGTCTATCTGTACCCGGCGACGGATGCCGCCATTACGCTGAAAGGTTTTTACTTCCGGTACTCCGACTCGGTGGTGGATGGGACGAGCACGATGCCTTACCGTGGGATCTTCGACGGTACGATTCGTGAGGCTCTGGTCAAGTGTGCTTCCATGTCGAATGCTTCTCCTCAACCGATAATGGGTTTCGATGACAATCAGAGGATTACGTTTCGGATGCAGGCAAAGCGGGTGATGTCCAGGAGGGTTGGACGGACCATGGACCGGGTTTCTATCCCAAGTTTCATATAGGAAGATCTGATGCCATCTCCTCAAGACATGATAACCGACATTCAGAGGCGGATACAGGACGCATCCTATGATGATGTGATTATAGACTTCCTCAATCAGGGACTGATTGAAGTTGCGTCTCTTTTCGCTCTTCCAGGGCTTTCGGTGAGTGACGAGATCGAAACGGACACGGAAGACTGCGTGGTTTCCATGCCGGACGATTACTCCACGCAGCTTTACCATGTAACCAGTGCATCGCAGCAAAAAGCTATAAAGAACGTATATAACAACATTTCCGGGATGCTACGTATATATCCCAATCTAGATATTACGGTAAACGGGGACATAACCTGCTGCGCGGTTCATGGCGACAGTTTCTACTACTATCCAGTTCCGGAGGACGGAGATCTTCTGACTCTGTGGTACTACAAGGCTCCGACGCTCATGACGGTGGACGATGCCGACGGTCCGGATTGTATCCCGGAGAACTTCCACACTGGGTTGTTGGTGAATTTTGCCTGCGCCGAGATTTTTAATGAGATTTACGAAGGTGGGGTTGATGCCAACGCGAACCAACCAGCCAAGGTCGATTCACAGATGTACCGGTCCAGGTATACGAGGTTCCTGACGACATTGGACAGGCATCTGAACCGGGATGAGTACACGATGCGGACTAGGTTCCGAGACAGGGATTTGTCTCATCTTTTGCGGGCCCCGATGGAAACACCCGAGATGATGTCTCCACAGGCTGGAGGTGGCAAGAAATGACGGTATTCGATGTTATCTCCAGGGTAATGGATATCACCAAGGAGAGGTCAACCTCCGAGGAGATTCTGTTTCATGTGAACACGATTCTTCAGCGGTTGGCGGCAGGAACTCCTATTGCTCTTCCGTCCTCGCAGGCGCCGGTCTACTCTTCTCCGATACCGGATCTCCTCACTTCCGACAGTGTGGAAACCATCGAGGATTTTTCTGCAAACGTGCCTCTTCCTGATGATTACCAGCGGTCAGTGGTCAAAGTTTCCAGCAATGAGAACCCGGATCTGAAGATTCAGATCTTCAAGCCGTTTCGAGAGTTTCTGGAGTGGTATCCGTCTTTTGACAATACGGGTAATGTTGTGGCAGTTTCCGTATCTGGACGGAATCTTTATTACCAAAAGATACCAGAGACATCCGACACTTTGACCATTTGGTACTACAAGACCATCGATCTTTTAACGGACATGGACGAGTCCCCGGACTGGATACCTGACTATCTTCATGATGGGTTGATGGTGAACTATTCCGTCATGAGGATTTTAGAGATGCTTGCGCCTGGTAGTCAGCAGGATGCTGGTGGGCTAAAGGTTTACGAGGATCGATTCAGGCAGGGCATGTTTGAGTTGGAAGCGTACTGCCAGGGTACAGCATAGGGGGTTTGGATGCCGATTGTCCCATTGTTTAGTGGGAGCACTGGGTTGAACACCCGGGTTGACCCTGTCCGCTTGAAGTACAATCCGGATACCGGGGTTCAGGATCTTGCGTCTGCGGTGAATGTGGACATTGACGAGAGCGCACGAGTGAAGCGCAGGAGTGGGTATACCGAGCTTAACGCCTATGATTCGCACAGTCTTTGGTCGGATGGCCGGCAGGCGTTCTTTATGTCTGGAGGATCGCTTTACCGACTGAATACAGACTATTCCAGGACTGGGATTCGAAGTGGAATGACGGAGGGTGTCCGTGTTTCCTTTGTTTCAGTTGGAGATGATGTCTATTACGCGAATGGTTTTGAGAACGGTGTGATTCGGGATGGAGTGAGTTATGCCTGGGAGGGTGAGGATTATGTGGGGCCGGATACGGTCTACAGTATTTCCACGACTCCTCCATTGGGGCACCTGCTCGCTATCATGTCTGGATACATGTTGATTGCCTCTGAGAGTACGATCTACTTCTCATGGCCAAGTGCATTCTCATGGTATCGACTGTCTTCGGATTTTGTGTCTTTCGATGGGAAGATCAGTATGATGGTTCCCGTTGAGGACGGGGTATGGGTCAGTGATTCAGTGGCTACTTATTTCCTGACTGGGATTGAGCCGACGAAGTGGTCCAGGGTGAAGAAGGCTGGTTATCCTGTTGTTCCGTACACTGGATGCACGGTTAATAGCATGGTGATGGGGGAGAAGTCGAATTGGGTGGGTGCTGTTTGGTGCAGCACGGAGGGTATCTGCATCGGTTATCCTGGCGGAAATATGGTGAACTTGACATACAAGAAGATTTCGCTTCCTAGTTGCAGCTTTGGGGCAGGAATTGTTGTTGGTGACAGATACATCATGACAATGGAGCAATAGATGAGTGTAAGCGATAGCGATTTTGTAACACTGATTGCTGAGTTTGCTGACTTTACTGTTCCGTCCACTAGATTCACCGGTGGATGCGTGAAGTCGGAAGAGGTTGAGAATGTGTGTGTGCATATCAACAGTCACGGTCATGCGTTGAAGGCAGAGGAAAACTGCCGTTCATACGATTCATGCACGAACGGGTACAGGTACAATTACAGGCTTTATTGATCGGTTATAGGAGGTAGCGGATGGCTCGAAAGTTTTCTACTGGTCTACGAAATGCTCTTCTCGGGAAAAGTACTGGCGCGAATGGTTCGCTGAATGATCTTCTCACTTATGGGATCATTGACATTTACAGTGGAAGTCAACCGACGGATGCGGATGCTGCGGAGACTGGAACCAAACTTGTACGCATCACGGCTGGGAGTGGCGCGTTCACGCCGGAGACTTCCACGAATGGCCTTGAGTTCAATGATGCGGCCAGTGCAGTACTTTCCAAGAAGACGGCGCAGGTTTGGTCTGGTGTGGGTCTTGCCACGGGTACTGCTGGTTGGTTTCGGTTCTACGACAATGATGTTGACACGGGGAGCAGCACATCTGCTGTTCGGCTTGATGGGTCGGTTGGCTTGAGTGGGGCGCAGCTCACGTTGTCCACTACCAGCATTGAGTCCGGGGCAACGATCACGGTTGATTCGTGTTCTATTTCCATGTCCGCATAGTGTTTCCAAACCCAAACATTGGAGTTTGAATGAACGTTTACGATTACGGGCGCCTCTCTAGTCTGGATGTTGTCAGCCAAATGAAGCCATTTCTCGACGATGGGTCGTACTATCTACGAGATGATGGGAAAATCGATTCAGCAAGGAGGATGAGCCCAGACTCCCCATGGATTTTCGTGAAGCATGCGCCCAATAAGGAGTGTCATTTATGGCACGGGATATACTTCCAGGTTTTTGGGATTATCCCTTCTCCGTGCCATGAGTGCTGGAAGGTGGTGTTGAGACCATGGACGTTACAGGACTTGATGAGAGTCTACAACCTGCAAAAGAAGATGGATGAGCCGGCGAAGTGCGGGATTGAACGCAGGTTGTCCGTCTTCGGGTCTTATGGTGCGTATTGGTACGCAAACTCGGTAGAAGAGGGAAGACATCGATGGGTTCAGGTTGTGAGTGCAATGGAGGATCTCGGGATTCAGTGCAATGCCATTCTAAAGCGGGGGTGTACGGAGTTCGAGTTGACGAAGGGACCGAGCGACGAGTGGGAGATCACGGAGGATCAGATTCGGTTAGAGAATGTTCTGAACAATGCGTTTGTCAGGGATGTTGTTGTTCAGACGCAACCGGATCATGTGCGTGCGGCGATATTTAGGTCATGGGTCCACCATGCCTACAGTGTTGGAGATGAGACGTACCGAATGTTTCTCCGGGACGGTCAGGAGTTGTTTCGCAAGGTTGTGGAATACCAGATAGAGAAAGGATCTAACAATGGCTAAATCGTGTAATTCCGCGATTTTGGATGCTGCTTTGAATTACATCAAGACGAACGGGACGAGGCTTTGTATCTGCTCTTCTCAACCGACTACCTACACAGAGGCTACATCTACTTACAAACTTGCCGATCTTTCTATTACCTCGACGGCGTACACCGGGCCTGCCGCAGGTGCGGTGAGTGGTAGGAAGATCACGATGAATCAGCAACTTTCTATCGACGTTGACACTACCGGGAGTGCTCAGCACGTTGCCTTGGTGGATGTCTCATCGACGGCACTGCTGTATGTGACTACTTGCACGGCGCAGACCATTACGTCGGGGAACAAGGTGACTGTTCCGGCATGGTCCGTTGAGTTGAGAGATCCTTCGTAATAGGGAATCCGTAGATGGCATGGCTTGGAACTTGGAAGTATAGAATACCGTTCTTCATACCGCTTACGTATGTCGCTAGCTTTTCTACTGACATACAGACCAATGGTCTGTCGATCCCGCTTCCCATTTTTATTAGTTCTACTGCCGGGAAGTACAATGAGGATATCTCTGCTGTATTCGATGAACTTCCTTCTAGTTCTTTGTCAGATAGGATTGCTGTAACTCTGAGCGATGGGACTACTGAGTGTAATGTAGAGGTAGAGTTTTGGGATGTAGAGAATGAGATAGCGAAAATATGGATATCTGTTGAAGATTATCATGGGAGTGAGTTTTATCTATACTTCGATCAGAACCATGCGGCTAATGATGGGAATGTTGGAGAGATAGGCTCAGATGCCGGGCAGGCAGTGTGGACTCCAATCGGAGCAAAAGGTGTTTGGCATTTAAGCCAGGAACCTGACGGAACCGGCAGTATTCTGGATTCTAGTTATTATGAGAATCACGGGACTCCGACAAGTGTAACATCGGAAGAAGGAAGATTCGGAAATGTTTTAGAGTTTAATGGATCTGGGTATATTACGATTCCATACGATGCTTCTATTGATGACATGGAAGATAAGACTATCGTCATTAGCTTCAATATGTCATCGTATGATAATCTCCCGAGATTGCTTGATAAGACGAAGTGGTATGTAGATGTACAGACCGGATCAGGTGTGTATAAGTGTAGATACTACCACGATTATACGACAACTGACGGTGTATGGAAAACAGCAAGTTCATTCTCTACAGGGTCGTGGAATACTGTTTTTCTGACAAGTATACCAAGTTACCTGATGTCTGAGGCATCGCTCAACAGTGACCAATATTCAGAGAATTACAGCATATATCCTAGTGGGACTCCTGTATCTGATGCGTTATGTGATCTTTCTATTGGTTACAATAGATATGATACCAACAGATTTTTTGTAGGCAACATAGAGGAGGTATGGCTACTACCTGGATACAAGACAATACAGGACACCGCTCAGATACTAATCCATGATGGACTTGCTGATAATCTGCTTAATTATTCTAGCGAGGAATATTTTGCAGGCGCTACGGCATCAAATACGCATCACGACTTAGTGACTAGCTCAGTATCCATATCAACCGCCCATATGCTTGATATGGATGATGCGTATCACTCAATGGCATCTGATAATATGGGATGGTACGAGCCTCCAACCGACGCCGATGACTCGTATTGCGGACAATATTCTTCGTCGTTCGTTGTGAATTTGGATGTTCTAACGGATAGTTCGTACCACGTAGACTCAGCTTCCGGATCATTGCTTCTCACGCAGAAGCACTACCTCACTGTTGGTGATTGCTACGACATCAACGATTCTTACTCGTATTCCGGCCCTGATGGTGGGAGAACGGAGTATGAGAGCAATTACCATATTGTGTTGATGCTGTCTCGACCGCTGTTGACCAACGATTGCTTCCACATTACCTCTCCAGAAAACATCGTTCTTTATCCGAGAATATCGTCTCCTGAAGGTGACATATCGGTAACCGCACCGAGCTTCACGGTATCCGCTCATGGTGGTGGTCATTTAGCCTTAGTGTCTCAGGTTTTCACAGTATCCGCTACTGGCATCGTGGACAGTTTTGGCGATTTAGAGACTGACATCCCATCCATGTCTATTGAGATGGTGGGTGGAGGTCAGATTGTTCTTGATGTACCATCATTTGACGTGTCGGTAAGCGGAGCATATGATGTTTACGGCGATCTATCCGTAACTGTCGATGTATTCAGCGTTGATGTGTGCAGTGTAAATGGAGCTGTTGGCGACATTTCCGTCATCGCTAGTCCGTTTACGCTTGATCTCGTGGCATATCAGAACCCGATAGCTTCCGTTGAAATGTCATCAGGTGTGTTCAGTGTTGCCATGGTGGGGTACAGTGGTTTAACGGGTGATATCGAGATCGAGATTGGCTTGATTGAGTGTGACATTACAGGAATAGCTGACTTGATTGGGTCCATGTCGGTTGATTTTGATATGGATGCCATGATCGAGTGTTCTATTGCGGATCGGTTCAGGCGATATACGATGAGGTATGGCGCATGACGGATTACTTTTGCCTTTCGACTCAGCTTGGGTTGATGGCTACCACACAGTATTGGAACTATGGGTTCAACTCGTTTTGCATCTTCAATGGTGTACCTCTTGGCGCCTGTGAAGATGGAATTTTCCAGCTTGATTCCGGTAGTAATGACAACGGGACGAAGATTAGTGCGTTTTTCGAGACGGTGAAGACTGACTTCGGGAGCAGCAACGGGAAGAGGGCTCGCAGGTTTCTTGTTGGGTATGAGGCTACCGGGGATCTCTCCATTACCGCTACGGTGGATGACTCCTTCGACTCAGAGATTCAGTTTTCTGTCCCGTCTTCTTATGATAGGTCTTCATCTCTCGGGCTAAAGGTCGCAGGGGACCGGTCGGTCATGGGCCGATACTGGTCGGTAAAGGTTGCGAACGTAAGTGGTTCCGACTTCGCTATAGATTCCATTCAGGTCCAGATGCAGTTCATCCCAATCCGAAATCTCTGAGGCTCTAGCCAATGATACCTCCCAGGATATTCACGCAGGGGGACCAGGAACGATGCAAAGACCTGATCCCCTTTGCCATGTCTCAGTTAGGATATCTAACGAATAAGATGACGTTTGGAAATCTAAACCAACTCCAGAGTATTATAGTATTACCAGATGGTTCATCGGTTAGATGCATGAGTGTATTTGGATTAAATACAATAGTTATTAATGGGATTAATAAGGTAGTTGTACGTGAAATCTCTGATACAGAACAACAATCCTACAGTGATAAAGTATATCTGTTCGCTATTGGTGTCTACGATGATGGGATGGAGACTATTACTCAATATATATTTGATCCAGTTGAATTTAAGTTCTATTCGGTTGGAGATTATCACGATGTTGGGAAAGTGGATATTGAGGCATTTAATGTTCCATACTCTATATATCCAGATGATCCGATAAGAGTATGTTACACGTCAACTGTAAGTAATGATGGAAACAATATCATTATATCAAGACATGAGACGCCGCAATATGACGGTACGAGTTATATGATTAAGCCATACATATCGTCATACACATATGAATCTGTGGTAGTGGAGAATACACTTGATTTATCTGGTGTCGATGGTGCAATAAATGCGGGGTTGTCAATACCACCTAATTCATTGTTGCTATCAGTGTCAATAGAGGTTGTCAATCCAGTAGTACCTTATTCGTCGGCGTATTCCGTATTTAGTGGCGGATGTGATTTGCTAATATCGTCTTCATTAGATCTTGGAACAGTAGGTACTATTACTATTAATCTTGAGGAATCAAGATCTCAGATATACACAAATAGTGTTACTGATACTGATATATCAATTAATGTTTCAACACCGGACGGATCATGCATACAATATGGCGAGTTGATTGTATCAGCAGAATATGTTCAGGCTGATCTAGGGTATGTGTTCTCGTTCGGGTACAACGATATAGGCAAGTATTCGTGTATAGATTTCTATTCAAACAGCATAGATGGTAGGATTCATTACTCGAATATTCTGTCTGACTGTTCTATAATGTTATCTGGCACGGAATGCAGCTGGGATACTATTGATGAGTTGTCTAATTATGGTGAGATATCAGCTATAACAAGAGTCGAGGACAATGCTACAGTATACCATATAGCTTCAAGGAATACCGATAATAGATGCATAATAAGTTCATACGAAATGTTGAATGGTATGATGGTAATTACTGCGCAAGATTCTAGGTTAGTGTCTGATTCTGATCTTGTGTTGTACAATTACTATAATGAATACATACTTGATAAGTGGAAGGATGAGGAAAACAAACCAACATGCACACCAAATATACTAGATATATATGGTAAAGATATAATTTCATTAGAGCCTGGAGATGTTGAGTCAATGTTTAGTGATAGTAGCTTGAGTGCGTTCCCGTATGATGGGTCTCACAGCGCGCAAATACTGTCAATCGACATTACATACCATTATCCAGACTATTTAGTATTTTTTCCTTGTTGGTCTATGTATGATTCGTCTCCAATTGTGACATCTAGTAAGACGATGAACATTCATTTTGATGGTGTCAATGTTATGTTTCCGACTTACTTTATGGAACACGTAGAGAGACCTGAGAAAGTATATAGTTGGCAGGAGGTTGCAACCAATAGATGCGTTAAGCCTGTATACTATTTTGACGACTACGTTGACGAATACAGAGAGCTTCATTATGCTGGTGTGTATGATGGTGGGCCGCCTGGTTGGTTTGTGCTTTGGTATGGTTTCAATCACCTAGTGGT